TTGAGCATGGCTTCAGTGAAGTCACGCTGCGTGCCGTCGTTACGGGCGTCGGAGCCGTCTGCCGCGGTTGGGTTGGTGCCGTCACCAGCTTTGTTGACGTTGGTTGCAACCCACGCACCCAAGCCAGCAGTTACGCGGCCAGCGGAAGCTGAACCGGCGGAACGGGCTGTGTTGCCTGTGTAGATTGTTTCCAAGTCTCTCTTGATTTCCTTGCCGCGCTTGGCGAGCTGATATGCAACTTCATCGTTGCGGCCAGCCAAGTCTTGGAAGCCGAGGTTGTCAGCAATAATCATGCTGCGGCGGCGGATTTGCGTGTAATTTCCGACCCTTACGGTGGCAGTAGTGGCGTCAAACGATGCAACATCGTCGCCGTCAATAATCGCAGTGGTGTCAACAGCAGACAAGTCATCAACCTGCCACTCAAAAAATGTGTTCGACACATTTTCGGAGCCGACGTTGGATGTGAAGGGTGTTTCTTCTGGCGCGATGTTCGAGATGACGTTTGCCAGCTCTTCGCGGATACCCTTGGCGTCAAAAGACGTAAAGGTGTTTGCAATGATAGTCATAGTTTATGCTCCTATAGCAAGGCTTTGATTGCGGCCGCGGCGTCGTTGACGCGACCAGTTTTTCGTGCGCGGTTCTGCGCTTCCTGTGCCGATGAGGTGCGTTTAGGCTGTGACGCTCTGGAACCCGATTTCAATGTCTTGGCGCGCGACTTCTTAGGTTTAGCTTTAACCTCGTTGGCCCGCGTTTCTCCACGATCATATAACATCGCTTTCCTCGCTAATTTCACAAGCGTTGCATTTGACATCCCGCTAACGTCCTGCTCGCTGAAACCTTCGCCGAGTAGGAAGTCCCTGATCTGGGTTGCTTCCGTGGCTGCGACTTTGCTGTCACGCCACTCGGGTATGATGTCAGGCAAGATATGACGCTGCTGCTCCAAATACGATTGCTGCATCTGCTCTTGCTTCTGCGCTGCAATCTGCTGCATTCTTTGCTGCTCAGCCTGGACGGCCTGAAGTTGCGCGGTGCGCGCCTCCTGTTCCTTCCTCCACTGGCGCTCTGCCTTCGCTGCCATTACGGGGTCTGTGTCATACAGAGTGTCCCAGTCCGGCTCCTGTTCCGCTGCCTGTTGGATGCGCTCCGCCATTGCCGGCAGTAGTTGCGCATATTCAGCACGCTCACGCTCAATCTCCTGATACTGCGCTTCCATAGCCTTTCGGTTTTCGGCGAGCTCTTGAGTTTTGCGTGTGTAGTCCTTCTGCCGTAGGTGTCCGCTGCGCAGCTCCTCAATGGTTATCTCTTCGCCATCAACCTCAATGGTCGTGGACAAATCAAGAGATCCATATTGGTCACCGTCATCGTCGCCTTCGTCGTCCAGATCGCTTTCGGACCCCTCAACGGCAGAGTTATCAGCTTGCGCCTCATACTCGTCCTCTTGGCCTTCCGGCATTTCGGCTTCGTCCACTTGCGCGGCTTCTGCCTCAAGCGCATCGTCCGTCGTCACGTTATCCTCTTGGGGCGTGAGCATACTTCTGATTGCATTCTGAGCGCTGTACAGGTCAGTCCCTTGCGGGGTGCTGTTGTCTGACATCTCTTTCTTCCTCTATTATGCTACTTTTTGAGCTTCATTTCAATAGTAGCGTTATCAACCATGCCGCGCAGCGACTGGCGAACCATGTCAATTCCGCGCAACTTCATGTAAACAGCCTCTCGGCCGTCGGTGTCACTGGGGCCAGTTGCCTTAAACTGCGTCCAGCAATCCGCCTCGGCTTCCTCAAGAAACCGAAGCAAATCTGTGTCAGCGAGCAGGCGCTCCGCCTGCTTGCCGTCCGTGATGATCTGCTGCTTAGTCTTCACGCGTCGCCTCCGTGATTATGTCAGCCTGAGCCTTCATAACTTCGCGGTTGATCGCCATGTCGGCCCGGATCTGGGCGACGTCAAGCTGCGTGCCGTACTTCGCCTTCAGCTCCTCCGCCTTGACGCGGATGTCGGCCTCGAGCTCGTCGCGCTTGCGGTCGTCTTCCATCATCATCTGCTCGCGCTTCAGCTGAAGGTCTGCCGCCTTCTTCTGCATGTCCGCCTGTATCTGCTGGATCTGCACCTGGATCAGCTGCTCGTTGATGTCTGGCTTGTTGTCTGGCGGTGGCGGCTGGAACTTCGCCGGATCGCTCCAGAACTGCGACGTGTCCTTGAAACCGGCCAGCGACGTCATCTCCTTGAGCGTGTTGCTCAGCTTGGCGATGTCAGTCAGCGGATTATTCGGGCCCATCGTCGACATGGCTTCCTTCTGCATCTCGCCGATCTGGCGCAGCATCATCATCCGCTCAGTGTCAGTCCCGCGGCCTAGAGCTACATTAACAGAGACGTCCATGTTGGCGTCCCAAACTCTCGGGTCGATTTCAATGAAGTCGTTGTTTAGGCGGATCATGCGCGCCTTGTCTTGGTGCGTGGTAATGTTGTACAGGACAAGCTCATACAGGCGCTTAACGCCGGTTTCAGCGAATACCCTAGCGATCATCTCAATGTGCTGCTGTGCGGCGCTCACAGTGGCTGCCACAGCAGTTGCAGTGCTAGACTGTAGGGCGCCAGCGTCTAAACCCATAGACGCCTTGGAGATGCCTGTGCGGGCCTCCTTGACCTCGTCCATGTAGTTCAAAACCGGGAATGCCTGCTGGCCGACAAACGGCACGGTGAGCTGCTGGATCGAGCCCGGAGCGCGCTGGCGGACGATTGACCCCATTTCTGTATTTAAGGCGTCGTCCATGTTGACCATGCCCTCGACGACCGCAACGCGCGGGTGGATGCTCAGGCTTAGGCTGTCCAGCGAGTTGCGCATGACGACTGACTTGATGCGCTGGATGTCCATCACGGTGTCGGCGACGGACATGCCGAAAAAGTCGTGCGGCTCTGGATCTGGGCAGAGTGTGGCGAATGGCGCCATCGCGCAGGGCTCGTTGTTCAGGATGACGTTGCCGTCGCCGCCGGTGCATATCTTGCGCAGCTCCGCGATGCCGTCTCCGTCGTAATCCACGCGGATGTAGTTCTCAACGTAAAGAACCTTACGCATCGCCGGATCGCTGCGTGAATTCATCTCGTTGGTCAGCGCCGGGTTGCGCGTGTTGCGCTCGACGTTGGTGTCCATGTCGTCGTGGGTCGATGACAGGTTGTAGACCTCATCGTAATCGTATCCCATAGCTACAAGCTCAGAGACAGTCACGATGCGGCGGTGCGCAACGTATTCGGCTTCCTCGACGGATTTAGCCTCGCGGGAGATCAGGAACTCCTCCGGCGGCAGAGCCTCCACCTTCACGCGTCCGTCTGGCCGGGTGTAGGTGACGCGCAGGTCGTGTGACATGGGCGGCATGATGATCTGGCCAGTAGTAGGGTCGATCTGCGGCTCGCCGACCGGCGTGCTCACGGTAATGTCAACCTCGGCGGCTGGGTCAGCCATGAGCGCAGCCAGAGCGGTGTCGTCGACGCCGGTGTATTCGATTGTGTCAAACTCGGTCTTGTCTTCCCAATAGCACTTGAGGATGCCGACCTTGCGCACCAGCGCGTCCATAAACGCGCTGTGCATCTCCATGAAGCCGCGGTTGTCGCGGTTGATGATGAAGTTGGCGTACTCAGTGGCCTGCTTTGCCGCCGGCACGTCCTCCGCGTTCTGCGGGACGTATTCGACGGTGCGGTCGGACCCGTTGAAGATGCGCATCAGGGACGGCATGATCGCCTGTACGGTATCCCGCACGTCCATGCTGACCACTTGGCTGCGGCCCTCTTCCTCGTCGCCAAACGGCTCACCCCGGTAGTATTGCGTCGCGGTGGCTCGGATCGGGGAGACCCAGTTGTCGATGAAGTCTATGGCGTCGTCGATCTCGTTGCCGACGATGCCTTGCAACTCCTGATCGTCCATGACGTCCGGGTTCAGTTCAGCCTCGAGCTCGGAGGCCATTTCGTTTATCTCATAGTCCATCTTTTTTCGCCTTCTCAAACTCGCGCGCATCTTGCTGCGCCTTACGCTCCAACTCGTCTTCTAGGTCTGCCAGCTTTGCTGTCGGCCTGTGGCCCAAGCCACCCGCTATTTTTGCCATTTTTGGTTCTCGATGTACCTTAGAAGTGACTTGGTTTCATCAGGATCTGGCATACCAAGCGGATCGCTAGTCCAAGACGGCATTAGCCCAGACTTTTGATCGGCAAAAACAGTGTCAGAGGTGTTTGCAGTCCTATTAGACATTCCAAACGGGCCGGAGTTAAGCCAGCTGTTTTGCCCTCTGGTCTCAGACGTCATGGCGCCTATAGCGGCAGGCGAATACATCCGAGAGTGCTCCAGAAAAGCCCGCTCCTCGCCTTGACGCCTAAAGAACGGATTGCCCGAGCCAAAATGCCCGAAAGCATCGTGCACGGCTCTAAATGCGTCATTGGCTACGGCGTCGCTTTTATCTCCGACCTTTCCGACGCCTTTTAGCAAGGGGTTTTCAGCCGCGTCAAAAGATGTGTTTGTGCCGAACCCGAAGTCAGTTGGGTAAACCCACAACTTACCGTTCTCAACGATGTCCTGATAGCCCATCGCCGGCGATGCCGCGTAAGGGTCATCCATGCCTTCCTTCAAGAACTTAAACTCAACACCGGCGTCTTTAAGCGCCTTGTATTGGCCCATAGTCTCGTCGATCATGGCTTCATATGCGCGCTTGACGTCAGCCCCCGTAGGGTTATGCTCCATCATGTCATAAGCGGCTGCAATCAGCCTTGCGCGCTCTTCGCTGAAGGCGGGGTACTCGGAAAACCCAGAGACATCCATGTTCTGAGCCTTCATGTAAGACTTTGCTGCCTCTTCGATCTGGCTCACCGGGCGGGCGTCGTAACTCTCCCCGGAGGGCATTTTAACCTTGCTGGGCTTGCCAATCGCGCCCTTGTAGCCTTCGACGTCTTGGAGCTTCTGCCCGATCATGTACGCAGACGCAGCTTGATTTCCCAGAGACCTTGCGCCCAGAGAAGACGCAGCAGCTTTTGCGCCTACTTTCAGCGCCTTAGTGCCGGGTATCGCCATAGCAGCGGTTGACGCAAGGTCAGCGTACCGCGCGTCGTTGGCCATCTTGAGTTGCTCGGGCGTCGCGGTGGAGAGCGTCACGCCCTCCGGCAGGTAGTCCACCGCAGTATTCGTCAGCGCGCGCTGCACGGTGCCGGCGGCGTCGCTGACGACGCCCCGAACGGTGCCGACTGGGTCGGTGGCCATGGACTGGATGCCGCCGATCATGCTCTCGCCGATTGCCTTGTTGACTGCCAGCGGATCCTCTTGGACTGCGCGCAGGAGGCCGGCGCCGCCCTCACCTGTCACTCGAGCCATGCCGAATATATCTTTAAGTGGGCCGCGTAGGCCCGGCGGGATGTATTGCTCGTAACCTGCCATTAGCCGAGTAAACCTTTCGGGCGAGCCATTGGCCGCGGCGACGTCTCAGGCGGCAGCAGACCCTGCGGGCGCATCCGCGGACGGGGCGGCGTCTCGTTGTACAGGCTCTGGCCGGAGAACTTCCTGCCGTAATCCGAAATAAACGTGCCGAACTTGTCCTTCTTGTCCAGCTCTCCGCCGCTCTCGAGGAAGTCGCGCATCCCCTTACGGCCTCCGAGGTGGGCCATGCCGACGACTGCCGACATATCCACCGGCACGCCCTTGATCTCTTGGCCGAAGAAGCGGTCCAGGCCATTCTCCATGGCGTAGTCCACGACGTCCTGCTCGTGCCAATTCATAACGCGCTCTTGTAGCTCTGGGCTGGCAAGGAAGTCTTCTCGCGTGAACTTCTCGCCTGTGTCATCCATGAAATCTTTTAGGCGTGGGTCGCCGAACTGGTAGGCGCCTGCAACCATGTCACCGCCGCCGGCGTCGGTCAGGATGCCGTAGTTGCCGCTGCTCTCGCTCTGCGCCATTAAGTTTCTAAAGTCACTGCCCGGCATGTGATGCCCCCGATGTTGTTTGCGCACATGCGCTTATTTAAGCCCTCTTCCCACAATAATACACCAAACCCGCCTTCAGTGTAACCCCGCGCGCCTGGGGGAAGAACCAAGAGCACGGGGGAGCCAGCAAGCTCAACGGCTGAGTGGGAGGGTAGCCGCTAACAGGCGCAGGATAACAAAAAAGTTTGCCGGAAGCCAGTTTTTTGCATTTTAGGGGTTGCAGTCTGTAGATGTTAACATTAGGTTAACTAGTATAGACACAAACAAAGGGAAGACGGGCATGGAATACCAAGTAAAAACAAGAGCGATCTACATGGGTGACGGCACATTCCGGGAAGAAACTGTGCGCCGCCCAATCGGCCAAACAATCACAAAAGGCAGCTACACCGCTAAAATCACGCCAAACGGCAGCTCGTTCTATGTGATGATCGTCGCCGACGATGGCAGCCAGCACGGCCGCGTGTGCAACTACCCAGCCGCACGCAGCTACGCAAACGCTAAAACCGCAGAGCGTGGCGCCAAGGCCATGCTGGCAAAAGTTTAACTTAACACGGGGAGCTCCGGCTCCCCACTCAACTTGAAAAAAATCCGAGTGCAAAAGGAGAAACGTAATGCACAACAACACACCACAAAACGTGCAGGAAGCCGTCGAGCTGGGCCTGTACCTCGCAATCACCGCCAACACCGAGCAGAAGTCGGCGGAGGCGCTTGAGCTCGCCAAG